TTATATTTGCATACCTTAATGATGTTGTTCTGTAATTTAATCATAATTTAGTCCTCCTCACATAAATTCTATGGTATTTACTTTATTGACTTTTTGTATGTCTGCTGTTGTGGGTGGTATGATATTTGCTTTAGTAAATAAAGTCACAATAATATTGTTGTTTAGCAGTAATCTCCCACCTGACGCAGTATTGTATATTTCTTCGACTTTGCTATTGGACAACTGTACTGTCCCCACGTTATATAATCCGCTAATTTCGCTATTTGATATTTTTAAGGTGCTCACATTGTCTAAGTTTTCTACCGTAGTACATTTACAAGCCGAAATAACTACACTTGACCTATTATAAATTAAATTTATCTGACAATCTTTGATTATAGCTCTGGATTCATTTTTAATACAAATCGGGGATTCATGATTGTTAATAATAGTACATAATCCCTGACCTTTTAATGTAATATCGTAATTAAAATCATTAATTTCCCCGTTGCATACAAAAGTGCCCTCACTAAGTTCAATACAACCGCCATTTGGCAAATCAGCTAATGCTAAGTTAAACTGTTCTTCATCATTAATTCCGTCACATACATATTTAGCTACCGCTTTGCTTTCATCAGATGCGTCGGATGCGGCTATTTTGATGGCAAAGCCGCTTTGTATGCTATCTAATATGTCTTTCACATAATCACCCTGAGTATTTGCGTATATAGCGGCATTGTTTGCGTAGGCAATCGCACCGCTTGATTGTGATATTAATGCTGTGAGAATTGGCACTCTATCATCACCTGTTGCATCAGCTTCACCGTTTGGCTCTGCAATAGGGCAAATTACTTCCTTTGTTGTCAGTACTGTTCCCATACCATTAACAAACGTCAACCTTAGCCTTGTTTCCCCAACCACACTATACATATTATTTTTAAGTATGTAATACCCTGTTCCGTTTTCGACCGTTCCTGCATCAACGATTGTCTTTCCATCTTGACGAGTAGCGGTTACTTGAAATGTTGTTCCTGCAACGTCAAAATTTGGCTTGTAGACAACACGATAAGCCTGTACATCATCAGCTACTAACGGCTCTGTGAGATATTGCGTAAAATCCCTGTTTGATACTATAATATCTCTCGTCATTGCCATACCTCCCATTCAATGGTATATTTAAGGTTACCTTTAACAACGAATTTAATGCTGTTACCGTCAATATAAAAATCAGTTATATTTAAATCTGCCATTCCGTATCTACTATTTGATGCACCACCTACTATTGCACCTATTCTTGTTTTAGTCCAACTTGCAGGATATGTATATGCACCATTGTAATAATAACCTATCACGCTTGTTTTTTCTTTGTCTGTACCAAAAAATACAGTTACCCCACCACTATCGCCACTTGGATATATAACCGCCTTACCGTGTGTATATCCTGCCCCAATATTGATTAACTTTGTTGTAGTTGTGGCTAATGTTTCATTATAGGTAACACTTCCTGAATTATGGGAAGGATAAACCTGTGTAACACCCTTAAATGTACTATTTACACGCTTATCCGTAACATTTGTAATTGCGTCACCGCTTACCGTTACCCATGCTAAAACGTGAGCACCTACCGTTTGACCGTTCTCATATGCTAATGATATATCAGTAATCACACCGCCCGTTTTGGTTAGTTTCATGATGATGCTGTAATTACCGTTAACTGTCGGCAGCGTAATTGATTCCGTTCCGCTGACTACAATTTTACAGCCTTCAACCCAGCCTTTGCCGTCTAAAATGTTTACAGTTGTGCCGGTAGTTGCTATTACTTTTAAACAGTCAGCAATATCACCATACACACCAGTGGTACGGAGGTCACTAACGATTTCATTCATATCTTCCGTACCATATGTTACATTAGGTATAAAATATTTTGATACGCCCATATCCTCACCCTTTCAATAGTCTTTTGATAATGCTTTCTTTTACCTCGCCAAATGTAGGTTTAATTGAAATATTACCTCGCTCATATATTTCCTCAACTTCTGTTATTTGTTTATCTAACAATAACGTTTCGCCAAATACATCAACCTTCAAAGTAACATAATCGCCCAAATTCCAATCGGTTTTATACTTTAACCTGTGGTTGGTTTCGGCTGATATATTTTCTTTGATGGCCTTTTCTTTTAAAATAGCCTTGCCTTTGGTTCGTATTTCATCCTCTGTTCCATCTGATTGTTCTATACCTTCCCTGCGTTCCAATCCGGTATAAACAGAGTCATAAATTTCAGTTGTACCTACATATACCGTATTTACTGCTGTTGAAGCATCTTTTATATATTCAAAATCGGATATGTTTTTAAACTGCTTGCAAAACATAACGGGAGGTACTGCTGATTGGTTTTTAGTTCGGTCTATTCCTTCTATGACGTCAAAAACAAATTCGTTATTGATTAACTTTACATCATAACCTAATTCGCTTAGCAAGCATATTTTGTTTATTTCAACGTCTAATTTTAAGTCCTCACAAACCCAATCTACAGTATCACCCCTGTTTTGATTGGGCGCATTTGCGAAATTAGGAATATTCCGCTTTGAGTCTGTTGCGCTTATTAGATTTTCGCTTACAAAAGACTTTATAACCGTTTCGGCATTGCCTGTTTTTGCTCCCTCGCATTTTCGGATTTTCAACAAGCCTTTCAAATCATAACCGCATATTTTAACGTCTTGGGGAGTTTGCTCAAGATATAAAATAATCCCGCAATTGTCATTGTGGGAAATAAAATGATTTTCTTTTATGTATTTTAAATTTGCGTCATTAGGTGTGAGATGTAATTCAAAGCTGCCTACATCATAAAAGCGCTTTGTCCATTGAATTGATGTTGCTTTAGTTAATACACATAGTGGAGTTAATAATTTATCATATATTTTTATCATTATTACACCCCCACATACAGATTATGATGCTCTGCTGTGATAGCAATTTCATTGTCAGCATAGTTAATGCCCTCAATCTCATTAACCCCAACAGCTAATTTTAAATCCAAAGTGCTGTCACTCGTAATTTTATGCAATATGTTCCCTGCAATACTACTGGTAATGGTTAATTCTTGCGTGTCAATGGTTATTACTTCCCCATCAGCTAAATTATAATCTAATTTAATATATTTGCCTGTGGTATTATTTCTAACTTCAAAACCACCTGTCCCACTGCCTATACCAGTTATTTTGATAATTAAGGGACAATCAACATCACCGTCATTTACTACATTAGCTACCGTTGTCATAGTAGTAAAAACAAATGGAAACTCAAATGTACCTTTGATGTTATTAGTTAGCTTGAAAATGTAATCTATATTCTTATAATCGTTTTTCCAGTAAAAATTATATAGATTAAAATTAATTGAAAACGGCATACTATGTTTCAATTTCACGCCGAATTGAGGTAATTCGGCAACCGCCTCACTTATGTATGCCTTGTTGCCGTTTATATATCTTAAAATCCCCTTTGTTTTACCATTACAAGCACTTACAAGGTGTTTTCTAAGGGTATATAGTTCGGTATCGTTAGAAGCTAAAATAAAGCCGTTGAGGGTGACTATTCTCGGCTCATAGTACGCTGTTAAAATGTCTGTGCCGTCTTGGTCTAAATAATTAGCCGTTTGCGTTAAAGTGCTGCCCTCAGCCAATCCCTCGGCGGTCGAAAAAATATATTTTTGATACTTCGCAAAAGTTATTCCGTTAAATTCAAATCTTCGCATTAAAATACACCTGCCAATTCTACAGCTTTCAAACCATCCTTAGTTGCCTGTTTAGTTTGTGACGGTGTAGCGGTTGGTGTCACAAATGTTTGATTTATAGTAACATTTTTTCCACCACTCGCCATATAGCTATTAACATATGATTGCTGTTGTGACTTAGAATATCCTGCACTACCCAAATAACTTGCCAATTGATTAGCTTTTTTAAGCTCCGCAAGGTAATTTGTTATGCCAACACTTTGCGGTGTATAAGATGTAGCTTTGGTTGCTTTAACCTTGTTCAATTCGCTTGTAGTCTTAGCTAATTCCTGCATTGCAATCTGCTCTTTGATTAGGTCATTTTGAGCCTGTACGCTTAATTCGTGCTGTTCACCATATAATTCAACCATCTTTTTATATGCAGCTTCAGCAGACTTAATTTTTTCCAACTGAACGCCCATTAATTGCGCATTGGTTTCCAGTTCCTTGTCGAGTTTTTCAACCTCTGTTGCTGTATCTCCGTTGCTGTTTTGCCATTGTTGGAATTTAAGTCTAATGTTTTCCGCAAAAACATCAATCTTAGATAGAGTCTCTTTAAAAGCGTTAGATACGTTCTCGGCTTTCTTTTTCATAGCATCTTCGGCGCTCATATCCTCGGTTATACCCTCTGCCAAACCTTGCACCAAATACGAACCATATTCAGCCATTAACCTCGAGGGAGAATGAATACCGAAAAAAGCTTTAATAGCATCTGCAATATTGCCGCACCATTCTTTAATTTTATTCTTCAACCAATCCCACGAATTAGATATACCGTTCCACAAACCCTCAACGATATTTTTGCCTACTTCTGATATTTTCGCAAATGCTCCAATTATAGCGTTTTTAGCCTCTGTAAACTTATCGCCAAACCATTTGCCAATATTAGCAAATACCTTTTTTATATCTTCCCAAAGTTTTATGAAAAAGCCTTTTATTGGTTCCCAATTCTTAACTATTAAAACAGTTATAGCTATTAATGCACCGATTGCAACAATAATTAATCCTATCGGACTTGTTAAAAATGCAAATGCTGCGCCTAATGCAGTAGTAACGGTTGTTGCACCTGCCGCTATAGCTCCCCACAACGTCATGCCGCTGGCTAATAATGCTTGCTGTATATTAAATGCTATAATTAAAGCGGTAACGGTACCAATTGCAATGCCTATTAATTCAAGCAAGGTTTTGTTTTGTTCTATCCACTGAGGCAAGTTTTTTAACGCTTCCAAAAAAGCCGTTATATGCGGTACTAAATCTTCAGCTATTTCAGCACCTATTTTCATGAACACACCTGTTGCTGTCGCTTTTAAAGTGTCTATACTGTCATTTAAGGCGTTTGCGCTATCTAAGGTTTCTTGGCTCAAAATTAAACCTGCCGCTTCTGCCTCATCACCAAGCTGTTTCAAAGCGTCAGCACCGCCTAAAATAAGAGGATTTAAGTCTTGCGCCGATTTGCCAAATATCTGCATAGCCAAAGCATCTCTTTGTGTTTCATTCTCCATTTTACCAAGTGCTGCTATGGCTTCGTTAAATACATCTTGATTGCTTCGTAATTTCCCCTCGTTATCGGTAATTGTAATTCCTAATTCTTTAAATGCTTCTACTTGCCTATTACTACCTTGCCTTGCGCTCTCCATATTTCTCGTCAACTTTGCCATTGAACCTGTCAAAGTTTCCAAAGGCACATCTATTAATTCACTTGCGTATTTAAACTTTTGAATTTCTTCGGTAGAAAGCCCTGTTTGCTTGGCTAATGTGTTGATATCGTCTGCAGTTTGAGCCGCTTTCACCGCTGCGCCAACTAATGCGCCACCTAACGCGGCAGTCGCCCCTGCTGCCGCTGTTCCTATTTTCTTTAAATTATTAATAGCGTCATCTTTAGATAGTACAGCGTTTGTCTTTTTACCTTGGCTTTCCAAACCTTTTAGATTCTGTTCGGTTGCAACAATTTCACGCTGTAATTTACGGTATTGAGTTTGGTTTATCTCAATGCCGTTTGCCATATCTTTATCGGCTTGCTCTTTTGCTTTTTTTAGTGCGTCAAGCTTAGTTTTAGTAGCGTCTATGCTATCTCCTAACAACTTTTGTTTTTGCGCTAACAATTCCGTATTTTTAGGGTCTAATTTAAGTAGCCGCTCTACTTGCTGTAATTCTTTTTGCATAGCATTAGTTTGTTTATTTACTTCATCTAATGCTTTTTGCAATCCCGTTGTATTGCCGCCTATCTCAATGGATATGCCCTTAACTTTTTCAGCCATAATATCCCCCTTTCTGTAGTTTGGACTATGAAAAAGCACCTACAAAAGTAGATGCTTATTATTCATAGAATTTGGTTGTAAGTCTTATCTTCTATATTTAATTTTCTTTTAAGTTCTTTTATAAAACTGTGAACATTATAGCTGGCATTTTTCATACTAAAAGTTAAAACCTTTTTTTCTTCTTTGCTCGAAGATAAATAATTAATTATTAAATATCCTACAATTTTAGTCTTTTGTTTTTTGCCTGTTCCTGACATACCTCCGATTATCCCACCCAAAGGACCAAGAAGCAACCCACCTGCAACAGCTCTACCAATGACACTTTTATCTTTTTCGGTAATTTCTTTTTCACTAAAAAATGCAACGTCTGTTACTTGAGAATAATTTAATGAAACTGGCGGGGTTTTTGAATATACTTGCTTTATTATAATTTTTTGTTCACTATCGTTTTGCTCAATGTTTACAAGCACTTCTTTGGGGAAATTTTCTATACCATCAGTATAAGTGAGCATACACGAAAGATTTCCTGCTTTATTCTTACCGTCAAATAATCCCATATAATCACACTCCTTGTATTTATTATATAAAATTTACCACAATAATACAAGAGTTTTTTTAAAATGAGTCAAAATCACTTTGGTTTGCTTCTTTTTCGTGTTCAGTATTCTGCCACAAGTATTCTGTTATCAAATCCAAAATACCGCCTATATCAAACATTTCAAGGTCTGCGATACTGATATTCAAAGGTTTTAATGACAAGATATAATTATCTACCGTCATAACCTCATCTGTATCAGTATCGCAATTTAGTTTTTTTGGTTAATCGTACCCAATGAAGATGTTAATATGTCTTGAAGTTGCGGAAGTATTTCCACAATAGGGAATGTATCGAAAGTATCAAGCCACTCTAAAGGCGGCGGTATGCTCGGGTCTGCCGTCTTAGCATATACCCAAGCTATATTATAAAATACTTCTAAATCCAAACGGCTTAAATCACCGTCAACAGCACCCTGCATTTTCATTATATCGGCAAAAAAATCACGTTTGAATTGCATTTTATAACGCAATGGTGCAGAGCCTGTTGATTTGAAACGAACGTCTTTCCCGTCTATCTTTATGACAGTTTCCATGATTATTCCTCCGTATCATCTACATATACAGTGCTAAACCAAGAAGCATATGCGGTTGCACCTGCAGTATCATTTAATACAGATGCTTTAACGTGTCCTGTATCTTCTGCAGGTCTTGCCGAAATTGACAATTTATCTGTCTTATTCGCTTTGCCTGTTTCGCTTTCGATTGACGGTTTTGTAATCAGGCAATTATATAAAACGTGCCTTTTTTTATTAACGTCACCGTCAAATTCAAATAATAGTGCAACAGGATTTGGGGCATCATCTTTACTTTCGATTAATACGCCGTCGGCGTTTAATGTTGCACCGAAAACAGCAACCCTAAATGCATCATCAATGACTTGGATTTCCAAATCTCCGCTATAGCCGTTATCCTCAAATATAACTGCATATTCTTTATTATCGTCTGCCGGAATCGCTGTACGCTCTACCTCGGGCGACAACGAAATGCTTACTGCACCCTCTACTTTGACGGGCGTACCGTATGTAATAACCCCTGCCGTATTGGTTATTGTAGCATAGTGTACATTTTTTAACCCGAATTTTATTTTATTTTTAGACATTAAAATTCCTCCTTAGATTTGAATTTCGTAATAAACTTCATACATATTTTCACTTTCAATAAATCCTACATCTGACATTTCATAAAAAATCCCTGCGGCATCGAGTGTATTTTCAATTAATAGCTCGCTTGCAGGGTCTTTTTCATTGGTGTATAGTTCAATCCGATAATTATTACGCTTGTACCACACTTTATCGTCGGCTGAAATGCCTTCTCGGCTATCATTAATAAAAACTATAAAGGGTAAGGTTGGCGGCTCTTTAAATTTTAAATATGCAACAGGAAAACCCGTTTTTTTAAGCTCGTTATATAATTCAGCCTGTGTCATAATCTCAATCCCTCCGAAATAATATCAACGCATAAATCCTCGAATTTTTCTATTGCTCGGTCTGCATTTTTCTTTATATGCTCGGTTCCCTTTACACGTCCGCCACCCCGTTTTGCATGGCCATGCTCCAATAAGTGAGTGAGCCAAGGCTTGTTTTTATTGTAAACCACCCTTGAATATTTTAGTTTTTTCCTAGCCCAACCCTTTTTATAATCACCTTGCCCGGCGGGGGAATCCTCTCTGATATTCTGCATCAATTCTTTTGAAACCATATCGCAAGCTTTATTTATACTGTCCTCGACTTCCTCCGAATACATTTCAATTTCCTGTGAAATTAAATCTGACAATTCATCTACGCTTATACCTGCCATATCATACACCTACTTTTTTAGCACAATATAATTCCACCATACCATCACTTCGAGGATATTTTCGATACACCGAATACCTAACGCCGTTATAATTGATTAATTTCTGTTCGTCATAACTTTCGTAATCAACCACCAAACAAACTTCCGGTTTAATTCCATTAATAGCTGTGTTGGTACGTTCGGCAGAAGTAATAGGGAGTTCGGCACAAAAAACGGTCTTTTCGGTTTCTGTTGCAATTTGATTACCTATGTCGTCACTCTCATATGTTTGGCTTACAAGATTACACACGTTGTCAAGTGACAAATTATTCTTACCCGAAACATTTTTAATTGGCACCATTGGCACGCCCCTTCACAATGCGGTTTCTAATACGCCACTTTAAATTATTAGATAGAGGTGTATCTTCCGTGCGTTTCCTGTATTGCCACGCTGCATAATCAGACAATAATATTTGGTCTTGCGAATCCGTCAAATTCAAACGAATACCTTTACCGGCAAGTTCCTGTTCACACGATATTAGCAACGTCAAAAAATATTCGTCACGCAGGTTATGAGTTATGCCTAAATCAATTTTTAGTAAAATTAGAACCGTATCCATCACATCACCCTACTTTGTTTTACTTTTATTTTTTACCTCGACTATAAATTTTCGGTCAATTAGGTTTTTTATTCTTTTTTTGTCATCCGATATAAACTCATCCCCGACATTATAAATGTGTCGGGGATTTGTAATATCCTTAAATTTTGATATCACTTTATACATAGGTATCACCTATTAGGCTTCAGGAGTGTAAGAAAGCGTAACAAGAACAAAAGCGTCTTTATTGGTTGGCTTACCGTCGAATCTACCTTTCCCTCTGAATGCCATTTGGTCTTCGGTAAATTTAACGTGCTCTGAGTTATCTATCGAAATAGATTCACGCTCGACTAATGTGTATTTTTTAAAGTCGCCAAATAGGATTTTATCATCATCCATATTGTTGTTAAATACAACTCTTAATCCCAATAAATCGGGTGTTGTTAGGTTAGGCAGTTTGCCAATAACTTCACCACTGGAATTAACTTGAACACTATAGCCGAGTAATCTGTTGTAGTATGTAGAGCGTTTCATAACGGCAACTATTTCGCCAACGCTATCGGCACCTGTATCAATCAGTCCGATATGTTTTACAATATCGGCATACCCTGCAGGGTCTGTTACTGTCACCTTATGGTTCGCAGATAGTTGTGGAATGATACCTTCAGGTTGTTTATCTGTTGCGCCTGTGCCTTCGAGAATAGCCTTATCCAATCCTAATGCTATCGCTCTTGCGATTTTTCGAACGACATAATCATCAAGATTAATAATGCTATCCTGTAACATGCAATTATCAACAAATGTGACTTTACCTATTTTAAATCCGTCAAAATCAATATTTGTAATAGTTCCGACGTCTCCTGTAGGAATGGCTCCCTTTTGTTCAATCCATGTTGCAGGAGTGGTATCTGTGTCAATTAAAATTCTTGCTGTGCCTGTTACTCGGATTTTGTCAACCAACGGATATAGTGTTGTATAATCTCCCATTATATCCATGATGCGATTGATAATTACCTCCGGAATAGTTAACCCCTCGCCGCCAACCGCACGAAGGTTTTTAAATTTCTCATAAAATTCTTTAACCTCTGTTCTTTCGTAATATGCGCCTGTTTTTAATAGTTCTCTTACCTGATATTTGTTCACAATGTTTCCTCCTCTTTCTTCATTATTTTCTGTTTTTGTTGGTTGTGGTTTTTTTGCCCTTTCGTCAATCTCGGAAAGTTCACCCTCAATGCGTGTGATTTCATTCTGTACATTAGAAATTTTCTCGTCTAAATTAGCTTCCTCGACTTCTTTTTCCAATGCCTCAATATTGTCCTGTACCAGTTTAAAATCATCGTCGGTTGTTGCTTCATCTAACGAAGCGGCTAACTCCGCTGAACGCTTTTCAAATTCTGCCTGTTGAGTTTTGAGTTTTTCAAATTCTGCCCGTTTTTGTTTTAACTCTGAATTTAATCGTAGTTGTTTTAACATTTTTTCAAATCCTCCAATCGTTTCCTTAATTCTACTTTTTTCTGCTCTAACGAGCGTTTTTGTGATTGTTCAAAATCCCTTTTTCTTGCTTGTATTTCTGTTTGTGGATATGCAGGGAATGTGCAAATAGATACTTCGTGTATATCAGCTTCTTTAACTGTCCAAAGTATTCCATTTACTCTTTCTTCGTATTCCTCGGCTACAGGATTAAAACCAAAAGAACATCCGGAAATATCGCCACGTTCTACCCTCGCATACACATCCATTGCTTGGCGGTCAGATGCATTAATTTTCACTCTGCCCCACAAGCCATGTGTGTCGGTTCTCAATTCTAATGTTTGGCTTGCTGTCCTACCCAAAACAAAACCGCTATCATGATTAAACAGACAGCGGATATCGTTATTTTTTATTGAATTGTCGAACGCCCCTCTTGCGATTTTTTCAAACGTGCCTTCCCATAATTCTGTTTCCTGCTCAAATACTGCGAAATAACCTTCAATATAGCGGTCATTTTCGCCCTCTGCCCTCGTTTTTAATTCCGAAGTAAAATATGCGTGCCTTTTATTCATCATCATCACCACCCTTTAATTTCTTTTGGTCGCCAACCTTGTCAACTGGAACATAATTTTCTAACACTATGTAGTTATTCATTCCGTCATCGTCAACAGGAGCATAATCAAATTCCGTTCTGCCTTCGTTACGATTTAACATACCTCCTGCAACCAATTCCTTAACGAATTGTACTTGCTCGTTTAAATTGTATTGCATCAGCGATTTTGGATTGAATTTAAAATACATAGACGGTGAATACAATAATTTTTTAGTCAACTCCTGCTGAATAATCATTGCAATTGACATTATAGTTGTTGATATGAAATTGTTATACTCGTCTTTTTTAAATTCTCCGATGCCAACCATAAACGATGGAATACCAAATGCTGCAGCGATAGTTTTTATATCCAGTGTAATACTGTCTTGTATTGCTAAATCATTGAGTGTCAATGGCTGTATAGTTTTAACATCTATTTCGCCTGCCGGAATTAGCCACGGTTCCCCTACTTCTGTTGTTTCGGTATAACTCCCTAAAATCTTATTTCTTAGCGTAGGGTCTTGAAGCTCCTCAGCGTCAGCTTGTATTGAAATAATTAAACTTGGCTTCCATTTTGATTTTAAAAATCCCGTCTTTGTAGCATTGGCCTGCAATAGATTTGCAACAGTTTGTTTTATCATCTGCGTGTAACCCTGCCCTTTGTACGGATATTCGTCATCAGGATTTAAAACGAAATGTAAAACTTCGTCTGGATAAAAAACAGAGCCTTCATATTGTATTCTGTAGCTCTCGCCATCCTCGGTAAAACGCAAGTTGCCACCATTCAGTATTTTTAGATTTTCAATTAAATCATTTTTCACTTCGGGGTAAACGGCGGCATTGCCAAATAAAATCATATCTGTAACGATTTTATGTATGAAGTTTTTTCTTATCATATTTCGGTTGGGGTAGATGTCAATTTTTTTAGATAATTCATTTTTGATTCGTTTATCCCCATTTTCGCCATTTTCCATTAGCATGATTGTCATGTTGGAAACCAAGTCGGCTATTTTAAATGCACACCGCCGTATTTCCTCATTTTTGGATAGCGGAGTATAACCGACAGGGCAAAGTATTTCCTTTGCATCAGCACCGTTTAGCCATATTGTAACAGGGTCTGCTCTTGTTTTTTTTGTTTGCTTTTTGAATGGGTTTCTAATGCTAATCATCACCTTTCGTTAAAAATTAAAACCATTTATTGAGTTTGGAACCTTCTAAATCTTCAAGCATTCTAACAACTGCAAAAACAGAAGCGTCAAAAATATCAATTCTTGCAGTGTCCTCTATTTTTTCATACTGTACCATATCGTCAGTTTTTTCTATTGCCAAAACATTTTGAACGCAATATTCATAGGGTTCTGCGTGCAGATAATATAATTTACCGTCTTTTGCCTTTTTCTCAATATACCTAAATCCTTCTGACTTTTTGTAAAAATACTGTGGTTGGTCTTTGATATCAAATCCTTTCTGCTTCATCAACAGGAAATACTCTCGGCAGAATTTTCTGTCATGCCCGACTTGTTTTATCTTAAACCCTTTCTTTTTCATCATCATATACCAATTTACAATTTCGGCATGATTTACAGTTGGGCTGTTTGACATATCGAGCCAACCATCGTCTTTCCAACCGAACAGCGGTATATTATCCTCGTCAGATTTTCTGTGCGCTGCCACAACAGGGAACCATGCGTGAGGGATTATAATTAACACATCATTATTTAGTCCAACTAATGCACTCGCTGTTAAGTCATGCAATCGGGATAGGTCTGAACCGCCGTACCATTTGATTGGTAATTTTGCAAGTTCGTCAATAGTCCAGTTGTATTTTTGGTCTGATTTTCTAAACTCGTCGATATTGAAATATGCCTTCATTGCAGATGTATAAACATTTAATGATTTAGCAAAAAAATCTTTGCGTTGTTGGGGGTCATTCAACGCTTGCAAACTATCATTCAGAATATCATCCGGCCTAATCGATACCCCGTATGCAGGATTAGCCATTTCGTGCACTTTTGGATTTGTAAAATCAATATCCCCATTTTCGTCAGGGTCAGCTTCGCAAATAAAAATAAAATATTGTTCGTCTTTTACAATGCCATCTAAAACCTTTTTGCAATACTGTAAACGGTTATAACAAAAGCTATTCATATTGTCGCCTGCGGTTGTAATACCAATCATTAATTTATTGGTATATGCCTTCATAGCCTCTTTTATGATATTGTACTGTTTAGGATTTTTGTATGCGTGTATTTCGTCGGCAATACCAATATTACAGTTGAATGAATCTTGCCCGTCAGGATTTGCAGCCAATGCTCTAATATAAAATGACCCATCACCAAAATCAGCACTAATGCTATGTTCGTTGTTATTATCGATAATGCGGAAATTATCTTCTTCCCCCATGTTTTTTATGTTGAATTTAATAAAATTCCAACTTTCCAATGATTGCGGAAGTGCTGCGGATGTTATATAACATTTACTTCCGCTTTTTCGATAGAGTAGTTCAAGCCCGTAAGCCAATGCTCCAGCAAAAGATGTTTTAATATTCTTTCTCGGTATAAAAATAAAGGCTTCATGAAATCTTACAATTTCAGTGCCTTTATGATAAAATCCAAGCAAATTATAAATTATAAATTTGTGAAACGGTTCTAACAAAAATGGCTTTCCCCGTAATGGTGTGCCGTCTAACATTTCCCCTTGTTGATGACAAAACGTGCTCTCGATTATCTGTATAACAAACTCTGCATTTTTTGGGTTGAAATCATATTCCGGATTTTTTAAATCGTTCAAGAAACGTTTACACGCCAACACTCTATATTTATTTGCCAACCGTCTGCCCTCAACTATACTGTTAGCATACTCCATAACAATATTGTAATTTTTATGTTTTTTATTCAAGTTGGCTCAACGCCTTTGCAAGTAAGCTTTCTTTGCTTTTCCCCATATTGGTATTTATCTTTTTCAACCCTGATGGAGTAAGACCTAATTCACGTGAGTATGCCAATGCTTCGGAACGCAAGTTTTCGATTGTTAAATATAGTGGGTTTTTTGATATATTTGTTGCCCCTGCTTTATTTGTATGTTTTACAACATACTTAGACCCTTCTCTTATAAATTTTTCTGTCGCTCGGTCATAATCGACCAATATCTGCGCCAATATTTCAATAGAATGCTCATACTCGGGCTTATATGTATCTACAGCTACCATTTTTTCTATTATGTTAGCCTTATAAAACGCAAGTCTATCAATCATAATTTCATTCAATTTGCCTACCCCCTTTTCGGAAAAACCTGTCAGAGTTGGAGAAAGCCCCACCCCTCGGTATCCCAACAGCGTTTATTTATTCACTGAAGGTGGGGGGATTGTTCGTTTCTTCAACGCATCGCCCAACACCGTCAATTTATTTGTTGTCCTATCATGCATTGCGTTATGTTTATCGTGTGTCAGCGAAATTAAGTTCCAGTCGCAAAACGCATACTCAGGATATTCCTCAACAGGATATATATGATGTACCGTATCAGCATCAACACGTTTACCATATCGCTTACTCTCTTGACATAGATAGTTGTCACGTTTTAATATATGCTCTCGTTTCCTTTTCCACCGTTTTGTATGGTATATATTCATTTCAACCTCTCACACCCAACACAACTTTTCCTTTTCCTCATTTCCTGCTTATGTAATTTCCTCTCCTGCCGATTAGATGTATTCAATATACTGATACATTCTTTACAGGATAATGATTTTAGGTCTTACTCAATGCTAATTTCGTCTTGATTGAGAATATTCACTTTACATCATCCTTGCAAATATTGCGCCTATAACAATACCTAAACCGATTCCGAGGATGAACGCACATATAATATCGCATATAATTTTATTTTTGAAATAATTATTCATTCCCCATTTTCCCTTCCACATATTTATTCACATTCCAAAGTGTTTCCCTTGGGAATTTTGATACTTTTATACACATATACAACATTCTATGTATAAATATGCAATTAGACAAACATATAATTTACAATTTTGATGTCAGTGTTGTTTTTTAATTCCATGTTGTCGTTGTAAGCATTTTTGTAATATTCGACTTTACCATCAAGATTATCGGAATTTACTATAATTTCAGTTCCTGTTGGTAATTTCACCGCAACTACCATCTTTGATTTAGTGCTATTTTCAAAGTCATTCAAAAACTTTTCTTTGCAACTTATCATAACAATCCTCCCGTTTTTTATATTTATCTCTAATAACATACTCATACCCTCTGTGCATCCTGCATATATCACATGGTTCTTTTACGGTCTGATTATAATTTTTGCGTTTGACTGTTCTGTCCGGCATACTGCGATAAACTGATGCACAGTTATAGCATAACGTTAACTCTAATGTTTTCATAGCTTGAACTAATGCTCATCCATCTTTTGTTCAACCTCAATCAACCAATTCAAATATACTCTTGCTTTTTGCAAATCCTCAACACCGTTTTTCTTTTGGTATCTCGATATATATTTGATTACATTACCCAAACAATACCCTGTGTATTGCGTGTCTGTCAGAGTGTCCTTTATATAATCTATTACCTCAATGTTTTTATCAGCGTAATGTACAGGTTTTATTACATTATCCATCTTTATAACCTCGCTATCATTTCTTTTTTTGGTACCGTTTAAATATATAACAGGTGTATCCTTACTGGCGGGCTTTAACTCATATACCTCTCCATATCCACCGTAGTTTAATGTTGCGGCGGTATTCACAAACAACTTATCGACGCATCTGCAGGTGCTGTTAGGTATATCAGTACGAAAGAACGCTTGCTTCATCACCATTGGCAAATGAGTATGGCTATGAATATATATGTCTGCATCAACTATACTCGCCATATCGGCTAACCTGATAGCTTTTGCACCCTCTTTACGTCCACCGCCAGAACCGTGATTAGTGTATATCGTATAACACATTTTTCTAACGTTGCCGCTGCCGTTTGTTTCTTTGTGACCTCGGCTTTGTTCACCAAATCTCACAAATATCAGCACACCACTTTTACTAAACCTATCATACAGCCCCATTTGTCTTGCAGCAACCTCCATCAGGTCTATGCCCTCTTTGTTGTATGTCCTTCGCTCATGATTTCCGGTAGTTACAGCTAATATTTTATCTTTGACAGGCTCGAACATATCGACACACTTTTGTATCTGCTCCATTGGCGGTATTTCTTCTGCATAGCTATCAGATACAGATGTTTTTGTTGCATTATTCATTAAGTCACCATTTAATATGCAATATGCGTTAGGTGTCTGCTTGACATAATTAATACGCTCCTGTATCATTTTTAAATCTGTTGTCCTATCGCCAATATGTAAATCAGCAAATGTATGTATTTCCAACGTTTTTAATTCTCTCGGTAAATCAATTTTTATACAGTGCAAAATATCACCTCTTTTAATCATCTCGGCTCCCGCCCCTGCCACATATGTTGACGATTATTTTCCCCAACAAAAAAGGACCGCAAAGCAGTCCAAAATTGTTATACCTAATTTAATAATGTTTTACATAATGCTTTGCTGCCAAATACCATATTGTAATTATAACCTAAATTTTTCAAACCGTACGCATATACATTCCTTCGTCTATTATCATCCCATCTACAATAAATAGTAATTGGAGCTGTCTTTTCGGTTTTTATAAATTTTTCAAACTCTTTAATTTTTTGTTTCGCCCATAATAAACCTTTAATACCGATTTTTCCAGTAGATTTTAAAGTTGTGTCATCCTCACTTTTTCTTTTGGTCATAACAACTAAATAAATTTCGTAATAATATTTATTGTTTGACCATTCCTCGGAAAATACTATCTTTATTATTTGTCCGTTATCTAACTTGCACATGCTATAATAATCAGTTACCCACCGACCACCGTTTAAATACATTTTAGTTTTAAAACAACTCATATTCCACCTTCGAAAAAAGAATTTAGTGCACGAAAAAAACCACCCAAATATATGAGTGGTTTTTAATTATTATTTATACTATTTCCATGATACTATTTTACTACATATTGTGTTTCATGTCAAGTCATTTATACTATATATTGTGTTTTTTTTATATTTTTTGAAGATTTGTTTAATATTTGTGCAATTTGCACTAATAATATTTTTATTTTTGTGCATAATACATATTGTAAATATGGTCATACCATAGTATAATATAATCAGAACGAGGGACAAAGAAACAATAATTTTAGAGGAGGAGATAGAAATGAAATACCAATTAACCGAAAAATTAACAGAGGCATTAACAAAATTTCAACCTAAAGTGCTATATGCAGTAAAAGGGGACACATACAAAATCAAAGATGAATTAAAGGCAGCAGGCGCTAAATGGAACCCTGAATACAGAAAATGGACATTCACAGAAAAACCTGAAAACTATGAAACAGAAATAATCGCCCCCGAAGTTAAACACCCATTAGAAGCAATCAAAGTAATGCTGATGAAAATTGACAACGGCGACTACAATAATATCGAAAACGAAGTTAAAATCCGTTGCGAATATCCCGGAAACGAAGAAAAATTTTCAAATTTTGCGATTCATTACATTGTTGAAAAACCTATCGGTAAAATTTATTTAAACAAATTCGAAGAACAATTGAATGGCGACATAACATTATCATTATAAAAAAATGCCCCGCCGGAGGCATAAATCCGGCAGAGTAAAAAAGGAGGATTTTAAAATGTCAAAATTCATTATTAATTACCAAACAGGGATACGAGAGGAAGTAGAAGGCACGCTGCAAGACGCAATGAAAGAGGCCGACAAAGGAGCTGCATACACACAGCAGAATATCGCAATCGAGGACGAAAACGGAAATGTTATTGCGCAGCGCAATTGGTATGGCACAATAAGTGGTATAGAGGAATGCGAAAATGTTATCCGGTTCGGTAACTTTGGATTCTACGCAGATTGGATTGAATTTTAATGGCAGATATCACCGCAAAATACAAATATAAACGAACACTGGTATTGACACCGAAAGAGGGCGAACAATTTGAAAAGTTACTAAAAGAACAGGGTTGTGAAAACGTCAGCCAGTTTATCAAAAAAATACTAAAAGAGGGGAATTAACCCCTCTTTTTCAAATATTTTTCCGCTTCACGAATTGCTCGTTCGTGCAATCTCCCTCTTGCGGTATTGCAGGGCTGATTAATTTTTTTGGATATGTATAGCCAACTTTTGAAATGTACATATCGGTATTCGACTATTTTCCGGCTGATGCTATCTAATTTATTAGCTAATGTCATTACTTGGCGTTTATGTTTATACAACCTATCTATTTTACGATTAATACTTTCGCCGATATGTATATAGTCTAAAATTTTGCGTTCAGAGGAATTATTTGCACTTGTCTGCACTCTTTCCCCACTTGCGGAAGATGTGACACTACAGGCTGAATTTAATGCTTCTTGTTGCTTTTTAAGTAAACTGTTAATTTCTTCATTTAACTTCCACCCGCGATTTAACCACTCTTTAGCATTCATCGCATTCCCCTTTCTTTTCTCCGTACCTGCACCCATACCATGTTATTTCCTGTTCTTTATTCCCGCTTGGTGTGACATTGAGCAGACATCTGTAATATTCGCTATCCTGGTTCGTACATTGATATGCTGTCCAGTTTCTTTCGCTCATATTTTCATCGGGTTTAGCGAATACACAATTTTTACACTTTACTAACCCATTTATTAATTCTGCTTCGTACTGTTCCTTTGATTTATAAAATCCACATTTACCTTTCGGACAGGCTCGGGAAAGAGCGTTACAACGTTTTCTTTTATCATTCCACGCAAAACAATTTCTTTTTATGAATTTGTAGTCTGTCATTCTATCCTCCTATTCTTGAAACATTATCCCATCCAAATCATAGTTGATGGGTTTGTATTCGGTTGGTTGCTCTACCCATTTACCATTAACACAAATCTCAACTTTAATATTTTGCATTTCATTCTCAACTTGACTTTCAATATCAGCTACGTTACCAAGTGCTTTTGAAATTTCTAATTTGTGCCAAGCCTTAAAACTATCTTTTTGTACTAATCTTTCAAAGGCTTTCTTTTTATTTTGCTCAAAACTTCTTTCTTCTTGACACTCTGAAACAGTACCACTTGCTTTATGTATTATTCTACAAGCCGACATTGTTTTATTGCGTTTTTGACCGCCTTTGCCACTACCTTTAAATGGTTGCACTATAAAATCACCTTTTGACTTTGATAAACTTAATATTAATTCGCTCATTGCTCTGCTCCTTTCGGTGGTCTGCGGTATGCAAGCCATGTTTTGTTGTAATCGGAAACTTTAAAGTATTCTTCAACCTCGCAACCAAATTGCCAAAATGCTATAATCTTATCGTTTTCTTGGTAAGCAAATTGGTACCAATTTCCTTTGCCATAAATCTCTATCCACACAGGCTCCCCGTCCATCTGCTTTAATTCCTCTAAGGTTAATGATTTGTTTGGTTGTTCTGCTCGGTTGTTCCAAGCGGATATTGCTTCGCCTGTATCTATTTTAGTATTCATTTGCATTTTACATTTAGTGCAATAAACAAAAAACGTATTTGCACCGTCATAATATTCATTTGCTCCAATTTCAGCTTTACCCCCGCAAAACGGACAAGGTTTTAACTCATTCATCATCACCACTCCAATCTATTTTTTGACCGCAATTCCAACAATAATCCATTTTATGCTCTCCAATTCTCATTTCTCCAAATGGAGTATTTCTAAAAGTCGGATAACCTACATGAATCCCACAAACAGGACAATCAAACTGACTGTCAGGGTATATATCAGCTAATTCTAAAGGTTTCTTCGGCAGTTGCTTTTCAAGTGCTGATATGGCTAAGTCATATAATTTGACCGTTTCTTTATTGCCAGAATACATACAATCATATCTTAACAATCCCAAATGACTAATAGCCTTTTCTATATCATTCATTCTTTTGACCTCCTGCGTTTTAGTTCATTTTCAAGCTCTTTAACCGTTGCTTTTGCTAATTGCTCTTTCCGAATTTCATATTCTTTCGGCGGTTTATGCTTTTTCTTTCGCCTGAACTTTAAATCATCATCAGTTAAATCAAATAATTCTTTCGCCAAAACAAACCTAATATTTTTATTATCAACCATAACCATATAATTAGCATTAATATCTCTGTAAACTTTGCCACGTTGCAAATATCCGTTGTAATCACGAAAATATTTAATATCGCCGTTGCGAATTACTTTCCCATCTCTATCTAAACTATTGTATGGATAATTGCTAACATCGCCGTCTAATTCAGATAATTCAAAATTCATATCTTTTTGCGGATAATGCCAACTTTTCACACAATTATATTTAATTTTATCAACGGCATATTTGTATTTAGGCTCTGTTTTGCAAACTGCATATAGCTCAATAAATTTTGATAATTTTTTAATTGTTAGCTCAAACTGTTTTTTAATCAGATATGGCATTTTATCTAACTTATCAAAATCATATTCGCCGCCATTCCGATTTTCAAATATTACATTTTGATAAAACATAATTTCAAATCCAGCAGGATAGCGGCGTGCTTTAAACTCTAAATCTGCATATCTGCCTTGCCTGTGGTCTTTCGATAAACATTTGAAGTCTTTTTCAATTTTTTTATCCTTGCCTACATAAAAACCGATACTACCCAAAAATTTCATTGTATCATCAAATAATTTATAATGTTTATAACTGTCACGTTCATTCCAGTTTTTTCGGGTTTCATCATTATTGTAAAATTTGAATGTGGTATTATACACACTAAATTCATTCATTCCGATTCCTCCAATCCTCGCCATTCAAAATTAGCACATGTCAATACATTTTCTTCCCCATTAATAGTTACAAGATTTTCACAACGTGTCCATTCATGCCCTTTAATTCGTTTTGCACAACTGCGACACATCCAATTAGCTTTTATATCCTCCACAGCCTTATCCAACTTAGCTTTTAATTCTGTGTTTTCGGATTGTAAGGCAACAGCATTTGCAATCAGTTCAGCGGTTTTCTTATTCTCTATATAGCAACATACGTTATTACCATTTTCATCAACTACTTTCCAATGCGTAGCACCATACCTACGGCTTTTGTGACTTGTCATTTGCACTACTTGCCATTTATCTGTCATTCTTTTTCACACTCCTTTGCTAAAATTGCATTGATTGTTTCGGTTGTAACAACAGCAGGCTCGCCCAATGTCGCACAATGCAAATCAGTATATTCACAATTAATATTATTTCTTTTGATAAATTCGCTTATTATTAAATCATTGTGAATCAATGTATATGCTGCTCTTTCTCTGCGTTTAAGGGCATCATCTATATATTTTGGTACTTTCATTCCGCACCGTCCTCCTCGTCTGAAATCGAGATGTCATCCGAAAGTGATACAGGGTAATGGAGCTCCTGCTCTGTGATGTGTCCGTAATGTTCATACGGGTTTGGAAGTTTATGTTTTTGCCTACAGCTGGAACATATTACAAAGCTTTGTGCCTCGCTCACTGTCCCAAAGGGTTCTGTATCCGTATGGTATCTTGCAAAGTTGCTAAAAGATTTTAAGGTTAAAAGCATTGCTTTTCTATCACAGTCCTTACCGCAAAAATCACAAATAGCGTGTATCATTCCGCACCGCCTTCCAATGCTTTTTCGGCTTCCTCACGAGTAAGAAAAGTTAATAAATAGTCTAAATATAGAGTGCCATTGATTAGGTTTTCCACAGTACATATTACACCGTCATACGAATCGTATTTTAATAAAATATCTTTATCTTTATCGCCACAAATAGTGATATTTTCTACATCATACATTCTGATTGATTTGTCGTTATATAATAGGTCTATATCAATTTGATACAACACATCCCCAACCTTACAAGGCAACACTACACACCGCCCATCACGTTCGGCATTACAGATTTCCTGGAGGCGGTCAAGGGGAATACCTTTAACAATACTTAAAACCTTATATGCAAATTCAAAACCTAAATCAGCTACATAATCTTTAATTTCCTCAATCGTTCGCATTGTCAACGCTCCTTCCAAATTCGTCAAACCCCATTGAAAAATCTGCCGTCCATTTCTCGTCACAATTATCACATTCAAATTCAGCTTTATAATAATTTTCGTCCCACTTGCAATCTCTATGATTGTCTCTTCCGCAATTCGGACAATTTAAAACGTCAAATTTATGGATGTATTCATGAAAATCGCCTGCTGAAAAGCCGTCTGATAAGTCAAGTTTATATTCATCTATAAATTTCACACATCTATTGCATAAATAGTAATCGAAAAATTCACCTTCCCAAGTTCCTGTTTCGTGTCTGCAACTACTTCCAATAGGAATTATAGATTGACAGAATATACAACTATGTTTTTTGCGAGTTTTATTAATTTGTCTACTATTCCAAAAACTCATATCTCCGCCACCTCCGCACACAATGGACAATAATTCATACATTTACCATTTATGTATTTCTTCTGCCAACCTTCGTTTCTAGCTTCGTGTTGTGCTTCATTAAAACTGTCATATTCTTGTGTTCCATCACCGCAGTTGTCGCATATTATTACTGTTTTGTTATGTTGTTTGTCTATCATTCTATCAACTCCATTCTTTTGGTTATACTCCGATTGATTCAAACATACTGATTTGTTGCGGTACAAATACTATCGGCTCAATTTTTAATTGCTCAACCCTTTTTCTGCATTCCTTAAAACTATCCAAATACCGTTGATAATGTTCGTGCCTTCTCATTGCCGCTAAATCATCATCTTTGATGTATTGCTCTAATCCTTTGCAATACCATATAACATTGTCTATGCAAGTGCTTTCACGTTGTCTTTTGTTCAAACTATCAACCGCCAATAACAGATACTTATAATTTTCATCCGCTTTGTAAATTTCAAGTGATTTTTTAGCATTAATTCTTATTTCATCCGCTCTTGCCATATAGTTGTTATCCACTTCGGGAGGTAATTCTCGGTGATATATTTCGGGCAAAGGCTGATTAAACTCCTCGCATAATTCTTTGATTTGATTTTTATAGCTAATTATGTGATTTCTAACCAACCTCATATTGCATCCATCACTCCAAGTAGGGTCACTTCCGCCGTATTTATAAAGGCTTTCCCACCGTTCATATCTTTCATTAAGTGATTCTATAAGTTTTTTAAGTATTTTTTCGGGCGATTCTTTTTTCATTCCCTCACCTCAATTTCAATCTCCCTTTTCCCAAACCGCAAAGCATCTGTATGTGTATCGTGAAATACATCAATTTTATTTCCCTTTATGCCTCCGCCTGTGTCCTCCGCAATATATTCCTTACCGTCAATTACAACCGTACTACCTAAAGGAATAACATTTGTATCAACCGCTATTGTCCGTCCTGCTGTTGCTTTTACTCCAGTTGATGTGATACCATTACTTTTTCCACAACATTTAACACATGGACAATACCCATATGCTGTGACTGTTATTATTCGGCTTATTTCTTCCGTCTGTGGTAGCTTGTCCTCAACAGTAATAATATTTGTTGGCTCAATGTAAAGGTCTGTTACAGGCTCATTTTTAACGTTATTTCGTATGTAACAGAGGAGGGAGAGGATAAGGAGTATTAATACTATTAGTTTTTTCATGTTAGACCTCCTCAATTTCAACCTCAATTCGTGGGTTGTTTTTATCAACTTTAAAATTATCCGTAAATCCATCTACAAACTTCCAGCCGTCACCCTTTAATACTCCGCACCTAACAAGAGCGTCAAATATAAACTTTTTCGCAAATGCTATATTATCTTTATCCCTGCTCCTGTTGGGTTCAACCCATGTAAATTTTACAAATACGGGTTTATCAAACGTTTGGCGTTTTCTGATATAGAGCGATACAATATGTTCAGCTTTGTTTTTCATTTCAGCTGCGGCATATTTGTTTT